ATTATGTCCATAGTGGCTGATGCCAAGTCCGCAGTTGAACCTGATTCGTTTTGGATGCGAAACTTGACGGTGTTGGCAGCACTGACATAGCCAGTGACAGTCAAACCAACCAAATCCACAGCCAAAGATGCACAAAGAACCATGTCACCCAAGGCGACACCAGGAACTGTTACATCATCTGTTTCACCAGCACCATCAACTAATGAGCCAGCATTCAAAGTACAAACAACAGACCAAGTATCAGAGAACAAACCCCGAAAACTGTCGTTGCCACGGCGGGTAACTACTGCTGAAGCGGTTGCCATTTTGATTTCTCCTAATTAGGTTAAAAAAGTCCCCCCACCACTAGGGCAGGGGGCGCAACTGCAATTAGGCGGGAACCAAAAGTGCAAACATAGATGCAGATTTGGCTGCACTTACGCTTGCGGCTGAACGCAGAATCTGAACGCCATACAAGGTATCAGAGGTAAACAGAGTAGCCAAATACTCTTGTTTGTACTGAACTTGTGAGCGAACAGCAACTTGCTCAACCAAAACCACTGCATCGCGGTGACCCATGAGACAAACTCGCGCATTGCCAGTGCCTGATGCAGTGTCGCAATTGCTTGAGACAAACACAGGGATGCCGTACAAGTTACCGATCTCACCAGTGCGAATGGTACTGTTAGTACCGCCCACAAAGGCTTGTTCAGTGTAACGAGCCAGACCCATCAGGGTGTTGCGACTTGATGGAGGAATCAAGAAGAAACGCTGATCCATAGGGGTATCGGTGTCATCCAAACGCTGAATAGTGCGGCGAATGGCGGCATCGGTCAGTGCTGACTCATTGTTGTTTGCGGCAACATAAGCAGTCGTACCATCGCCACCAATGAACGCACCAGTTGCGTAAGCATTAGTACCAGCACCACCATTGGTAGAACGACCCAACTGAACCAAGTCGGTATCAACTTGTTTAGCCAGGGCATAACCAGCGTCAGAGGTGTAGAAGTTACGCAAGCTGTTCAGGGCTTGGGCCTCGACAATATCTTCAATCAAGCGGCTATATTCATAGTGCTTATTGATCGACACATTTACTTCAGACTCAGTAGCTGCAATCAAAGTGACTGCGGCTTCTGCGGCTTTGGCAGATGCTGAACCACGGGTAGGTGCGGGGATATGAATCGTATCGCCCTTCTTACCCTTGAAGTTCATCTTCATAACGAGGTTAGCAAGAACCAAGTTTTTCTTGTAAGCCGCAACAATCTCATCACTCCAAATGTCAGGAATGAATTTGTCTGCTGTGGTCGTAGTAACTGAGTTACTGGGGGAAAATGCTGTTGCCATGTTGTTTCTCCTAAGAAACGAAAGTTAAGTTACTTAACCCGTCCATCTGCGTATGCTTGCATGATTTCACCACTCAAAGCATCGTATCTGTCAGGTTCTGTCATCTTCAGCCGAATCAGGTCAGCCCTACGATAAACCCTCTTTGAACTCTCACCAGTTCCACCAACATCCACTTGTGCGGCCTTCATGCTCTGCTTCCTGGCGGTTTCACCCGCTTGTTCAGTCTGCTTTGACTTGACACCACGCAACTGCTTGTAAGTAGACAGCAACTCATTGGCACTATCGTAATCGAACTCACCATCTGCTTTTGCATACAGACCAAGGCGAACAGGCGAGGATTTCACCCAATTCACAAAGTCCTGATCTTGAGCAATCTGACTGTAGTCGGGATGCTCTTGCGTTAGCTTCTGCTGAATCTGCATCCTTTTGAAATCCACACCCGCTTGACGGGCGGCGAGAACATCAGGATGATTATCAATAGTCTTCTGAACTGCCTTCTGTGGATTTTCAAAGAAATCTACTTCAGGCTCTTCCTCTTTAATAGTCTGTTGCTTTGAACTGAGGTTCTGCTTTATGAGTTCATCAGCGAGTTTCCTTACCTCTCCCACTTCTTGCGCTTGCTTGCCAATCAACTTCTCAGCTTCTTGGTGCATCCGAACAATGTCTTCTAGACTTTTATCCCTGTATTTATCAGGGAGTCCAGGACTTGCTGGCGCAATGGTGTCAGATAGCTTGGATTCTTCAGCTTCTAACTCACTCTTCATCTCAGGTTCTTGGTCAATCAACATATTATCCCTTTTTCCTGCCGTTTCGGTTATAGGAGAATCAACTCGACATTGCTGTTTATGAGTTGTGCTTTTGCTCCCACTTCAACTGATCTAGGTGTTTTTTCTCGAACCTTCCATGCTCTGATGGGAAAGAACCAGACCACCCTTCTAGTTTGAAGTTTGGAGCAGAAAGAATGCGGTTGGCTGTTTCACCGCACTCACACCTAAAACTCTGAGTCTCATAAACACAGAGCCTTTCGGTTTTATGCCCGTTTGCACAGGCAAAATCAAACATTCTTTTCATTGAGTTCCTCGTATGCTCTCTCGCTGACCTCTTTCAAGGTTTTCAGCCAAGTAAGTATAGAAAGTTCACCTTTTTTGAATTGTAGGCTTTGTTCATCAGAAATCACAGATATATTATTCAAGGATGCAATCATGGTGTCAATATCCTCCACCAAATCTTTCCATCCATCACTTCCCATCATTGAGAAGCGATTTTCATAATATTTCTGGAGTTCTGGTGTCATGCGCCAATGCTTTCAGCTTGAGCCGCCACTTGTGCCTGATAAGCCGCAATGACTGCCTCAGTCCAAGCCACATTGCAGATAGCCGCAACATTGGCAGGTACGCCCGTCAGGTCTTGCCCCGGCGTGAGGCTTGTGCGGTGGTAGGCTTTGCTCAGTTCGTTGCCATCTTCCATGATGCGTGTTGCTTCACGGTAGAGAACGATGCCGTTTTCAGTGACGGTAATTTGGTCAACAGTGGTTGATTTAATAATAGACATGATTTTCTCCTTAAATTAAACAAAATACTGGAACCACATATCCAGACGAGTATTGTTGGCAAAATTTGCGTTTGTTGTGTTTGTAACACCAGTTGCACCCATTGCCCAAAGATTTAGGTTTGTCGTAGCGTCTTGAGGCCATCCTGCTGTCGGAGGGCTTGATGTAAAATTAACTGCTAATTCTGTTACTGCACTTCCAAGGTCGCTACCAACAGTAAAAGGCAATCCACCAACAACAGCATCACCAGTTGAAGACCCCTTGTTAGATAAACCAACAATAAATCGACCAGTAACTAATCTACCAATTTTTGTATATGTACCGGAATTAACTGAATAGGTAAGTCCAGTACTACCACCGCCAAACGCAAGTGTAGGAGTAAACGTCCCCTCCTCATAATCATCTAGCGTGTTTGCGTCAGATGATGCTGATTGAGTTGCGGGGAAGGTGATGCCAATACCATTTGCCGTGGTTGTGCCGCCTTGGAGAATTACGGCACCAGAGGTATTAAGACGCAAACGCTCTGTATATGTGGTGGTAGTGCAGACTGCAAAAATCATGGGTAAATTTGTACTGCCATCTGCTCCAACGGCTGTAAGCCTAGCTGTCAATGGTGAACTTTGCACATCTATTGAAAAGGAATTGGCGTTTAGGTTACCCAGTTGACCAGTAAACATTCCTGCGCCACTTACAGATAGCTTTTCTGGAGGCGAAGCAGTTCCAATACCTACACTTCCACTAGAAGTTGCTAAACTTGATGCGCTCGTTGAAGTTAATGTAGTAAATGCACCTGTACTTGGAGTGGTTGCCCCCAAAGTACCATTCATTACCGCACCTGTCAGCGTCTTATTGGTTAGCGTATCAGTCGTTGCCTTACCAACCAAAGTGTCAGTAGCCGCAGGAAGCGTCAAAGTGGTAGTACCAGCTACCGCAGTTGCCGTGACTGTAGTAGTGCCTGATGTGGTTCCAGCAAGAACAAGTGTTCCATTGCCTAGTGTTGAGGTTGCCATAATTTTCCTTTAAGGTGTTCCATTGGAGACAATGTTTGCAGAAGAGGTAATCAATCCAGTTGAGTCCATTGATGCAATTGTCGTTGCCCCATACTTGAATATCAACTTTCCACCACTTTCTTCAATCGTGAAGTTTGTAGTCAAGAGTTTAGGTGTAGATGCAGCCGTGCCAGTAGTATTCTGATTCAAAGTAGGAATATCAGCAGCAACAATAGCCCTGAATGTAGGCGCTCCAGAAGACCCATTAGGTGCAGCTAAAACATAGTTTGCAGTCTTAGAAGCATAAGGATTCTGAGTGTCTCCATAACTCGCCGCCAAAGATATAGCAGGAGTAGCTCCACCACTTGATGCAACAGGAGAAGTGCCTGTAACCGATGTCACAGTACCTGTTGTTGGTGTAGTCCAAGTAGGTGTAGCGCCAGTGCCAGCAGAGGTAAGAACTTGACCAGCAGTCCCTTGACTACCATCAAAACTTGTTGTTCCCGTTACGCTTAAATCAACAAAACTACCATTCTTAGGTGTTGTTGCACCTATTGTCATGTTGTCCATTTCGCCAACAAAAGTAGGCGCAATCTCAATTGAGTTAACGCCTGTAGGCTTTATGTGGACATGACCTGTACCTGTTGGGCTAATATCAATTTGTGCATTTGTTCCATTGATATTTGTAGATACATTCAGAGATAAATTATCTCCACCGCCGCCACCCATGCTTAACTGTGTTGTACCAGCAGAGTTTTTAAGGCTCAAACCACCTGAGTTTGTTGCCTGAACAGTGGGAGTTGTAAGGCTTGTAAGTGTTGCAGTACCACCAGTAATAGCTACAGAACTAGCATTCTGGGTAGACATCGTACCCAAACCACTGATGTCAGTATTTGATAAGGTAATAGCACCAGTACGCCCTGCAACTGAAGTTACAAGGTCAGTGTTATCAACTTTTTCCCAAGCAGTGCCATTAAAGATGGCCCAATCGCCTTGCGTCCAAGTCGTAATGCCATTGAGATTGGTTGAGCCTGTTACAGAGACAACATAGTAGTCTCCCTTTGTTCCTACGCTAGAAACAAGAGTTGGCGTATTGGTTGATGCGTTCCAAGTGCCTTCATAGTTCACAAATCCAGACAGAGCCGTAATTTGAGACTGAAGGCTTGTCAGAGTATCAAGTACAGACTGAGAAGTACCGCCACCATTGGTAATAACTTTGATGCGTTCAGCAACATCAAA